GTCTTGTTGGTACACAATATTAAAACACAAATTTATAAATATAGTTAAAATCTTCAACAATAATTATTAAAAGGAAAAAAGAATATGTCCATTAAGCAAACGCTTCATATCCATTCAACAGCGGCGAAGCCTTCTGATCTTACATTTTCACGAAGTACCTCAGCAACAAGAGTAAATAACATTGGACACATTGAATTGATTCCTGCTGATAAAATCAGACAGGATTTCAACCCTTCAAAGGTTGGTGAACTTATGGGTTGGTTGCTTGAAGAGAGTTCTTCAAATGCTTGTCTACAATCTGAGGACTTTACTACTACTTGGGTAACAACTAATGCAGTTCAAACAAATCTTGGAAACATTACTGCCAATTCAGTCAAGTCACCAGACGGAACACAAACAGGTGATACGTTGGCAGCTGGTTCTAGTGCAACTGGTATCGTAGCTGCAAGACAACAGGGTTTTACATTTACTTCTGGAACACACTATACCATTTCAGTATTTGCAAAGAAAAAAGATTTAAACTTTCTAGAAATTTCTAACAAAGATGATGCTGCAGCTGGTATGACTTGTTCACAGGTTTTTAATCTGGATACAGGTGCAACAGGTGCTTCTGGTGGAACAGTCTTTGCTTCTGGTATGCGTGCATTTCCAAATGGATGGTATCGGTGTGAAGTAACATTTGAAGCTACTGCTAATAGTACTGGTGAAGTATTTATCAAGACACGTTCCGATAATGCAGTATCTACAACCTTTTCTGCTACTAGTGGTCAAGGAACATATATTTGGGGAGCTCAGGTAGAAGCAAAGAAATATGCAACTTCTTATATCCCAACAACTACTGCAGCTGTTACAAGAGCAGCTGATGTTGCTTATGTTGAAGATACACAAGGAAAATGGAATTGGGATGTTGGTACATCTATCCTAGTTGATGCAACACCTCTGAATACAACCGAAGTTGTATCACCTATCTATCATTACCAAAATGCTGACAATAGTGATTACATATCACATATGTCTAATGGTAAAGTTGCAGTTGTACATAATAGTACAAGTCAATTATCTGCTAATCCTTTTGATACAGGATTAACTGCACAAACAAAGTTGGAAAACTTTCGTAGTATGTTAGCGATCAAGATGAATCGTTTTCATCTCGGACAGAATGGTAGTCTTTCACCTAATCTGCCTGATACATCTATTGCCGTTCCAAGAAATAATTCTGCAAGTGAATTTACAATTAAATTCTTTCATGGTACAGGTTTAACATCTGGTAGTGGTTGGTTAAAACAGTTTAAGATTTTCTCTACAGTTGTTTCTGATCTTGACCTTCAAAATCTTTCTTTCAGAACTAATGAAGATGCTCAATCATTACAGATTAATGCAGTACAGGTTCTTGATGGTTCTATTTCTGATCTTAAACTTGCAGACGATGCTGTAACAAATGCAAAAGTTGCTAATAATGCAATTACATCTACAGAGGTTCTTGACGGTTCTCTGAGTGGTGCAAATCTCGCAGCTGGTGCAGTTACAGCAACTCAAATAGCAGCAGGAACAATCACAGGTACACAGATTGCTGCTAACGCAATTACATCTGCACATTTGGGTGTAGACGTTATTCTTGCTGAAGACATTGCAGCTAATGCTGTAACGGTTTCAGAACTTGCTAATAACGCAGTAACTAAAGTTAAGATTTCTGATAACTCTGTTGACATTGCAAAACTTGATGTTACCGATAGTGGAAATGCTGGTGATGTACTGAAAACAGATGGTTCTGGTGCATTAGGTTTTACCAACCCATCTGCACAAGCAGTTGGTGGTGATTTATCTGGTACAGTCGGAAATGCACAGATTGCTGCAAACAAAGTTGGTATTGCTGAACTGAATGTTACAGATGGAACAGCTGGTCAATATCTCACAACCAATGGTGCTGGTACATTATCATTTGCAACAGACTCAACGAATGTTGCTGGTACAGCAGTCGGTGGTGACTTAACAGGTACGGTAGGAAATGCACAGATTGCTGGTGGTGCAGTTGATACAGCTGAACTTGCTAATGATTCTGTTGATGCTGACAAACTTGCTCCTAATGCAGTTGTATCAGGTAGTATCGTAGCAGGTAATGTCATTGAAGCAAGTCTTGCAAATGACGCAGTTACTGCTGACAAGTTGAGTGATAGTACAACAACTGATAGTGATAGAGCAGTCGGAACAAATCACATTAAAGACGATGCTGTAACTGGTGCCAAGATTGCTTCAACAACAATCACAGGTGGAAACTTAGCCAATGCAACCGTTACTGGAACACAAATAGCTACTGGAACAATTACAACAAGTCATATTGCTGCTGGAACAATTGTTGAAGCGGACTTGGCAGACGATTCAGTAACAGATACAAAACTTGCAGACCATGCTTCTAATGATGCGAGCCGAGCAGTTGGAACGAATCACGTTAAAGATTCTGCAATCACAAATGCTAAGTTGGCTGCAAACTCTGTAACATCTGGTAAGATTGGAGCATTACAAGTTCCAAATGCAGCTCTTGCAGCAAATGCAGTAACTACTGCTAAGATTGCTGACAACCAAGTTACGATAGCTAAACTTGCAGTAACAGACGGCACAGCTGGTCAAGTATTGACAACCGATGGTAGTGGTACATTATCATTTGCAAATGACTCTACCAATGTCGGTGGTACTGCTGTTGGTGGTGATGTTACTGGTACAGTTTCTAACATCACAATTCCTGCGGGTGCAATTACATCAGCGATGATTGGTGTAGATGTTATCGTTGCTGAAGATATTGCTAACAATGCAATCACAGTTGCGGAACTTTCTAACAACGCAGTTGAAACTGCAAAAATTAAAGACAATGCTGTAACTGGTGCGAAGATCGCAATGGGTAGTGATGCTCGTGGTGATATCCTTTACTACGATGGAACGGATTATGTTAGGTTGGCAAAAGGTTCATCTGGTCATGTACTTACAATGGGTGCAAACGATCCTGCATGGGCTGCAGATTCCACAGACGTAACAGGAACAGCAGTTGGTGGTTCAGTTAGTGGTACAGTTGGTGCAATTACATTAAACAACAATTCTGTAACGGGTGCTCATCTTGCATTGTCTGGTCAACAGTCTGGTGACACAATGTACTTCAATGGTACTGATTGGGTAAGACTTGCAAAGGGTACAGCTGGACAAGTATTGTCAATGAACTCTGGTGCTACTGCTCCTGAGTGGGCTGCAGATTCTACTAATGTTGGTGGAACAGCAGTTGGTGGTGACTTGACAGGTACAGTTTCAAATGCATCTATCGCAGCTAATGCAATTGATGGAACACATATTTCTCTTGGTTCTGATGCAGCTGGTGACGTTATGTATTATGACGGAACTAATTATGTTCGTCTTGCAAAAGGTACAGATGGTGAAGTATTAACACTTGCAAGTGGAGTTCCTTCATGGGCTGCAGATTCTACAAACGTAGCTGCAACAAGCATGGGTGGTATGCTCGGTGGAACGGTTGGTAATGCATCAATCAATGCTGGTGTCGTTACAATGACAATGCTTGCAACTACTGGAACTGCAACTGGTTCAAAATTCTTGAGAGATGATGGACAATGGACTACGGTATCTGTAACAGAAACCGATCCAACAGCAGTAACGATGGCAATTGCTCTCGGTTAATAAATAGACAAATGCGGGGGGATGGAGACATTCCCCCTTATAAATAATCTTATAAGTAATAGGAGATACAATGAGAAAAGAATTTCTTTTGGGATGCGTTAACGGTGAAATACTTATGATGGAACATTTGTTTATGCTGACCGAAAAGAACATATATACTAAGAAGCCTCAATGGTGTATTAGTACACCTGATTTTGACATTAATCCTTTTGGTAAACTGTTAAAATCCGCAGCTTCATATTTACCTAATGGAAAAATAAAAACCCATGCAAAACACTATCATGGGTTTTATATGAATATGAATTGCACAGAGGAATTTTATGAGAAATATAAACCAAAATTTGATGAGTTTATTGTAACAGAAGAACATATTCTCCGTGACTCTAAGCCACCTGTTTGGTTATAAAATAAAATAAAAAATTATGGCTAATGTAATAAAGATAAAAAGAAGTGAAAGTGCTGGTACAGTACCTACAACAAGTAATTTGGCAGTAGGTGAAATCTGTATGAACATTGCAGACCAGAAACTATACACACGAAAGTCGGATAATAGTATTGTTACTATATCAGATGCTTCAGATGGAAAATCATCATTGGAATTAATTTCTGATGATGCTGGTGCAACTGCTGGCCCTACTATAGATTTATATAGAAATTCTTTTTCACCATTTGATTCAGATGATATTGGTGAAATAAAATTTCAAGGAGAAAACGATAATAGTGATAAGGTTGTATTTGCAAAGATAACCAGTAAAATTACAGATGCATCTGCATCCACAGAAGATGCAGTTTTAGAATTTCATGTACAAGAAGCTGGTTCAAGTACATCGGTTATACAAATAAAAGGTGATGGTATTCATATTATGTCTGGAAATAAAATTACATTTGCAGATGGAACTACACAATCAACAGCAGCTACAAGTCCAGTAACAATGGCAATTGCGTTAGGATAAGATATGCCCGCAACTAAATGGAATCAAGATATTAATGCTGGTCAGGATTGGATGGCAAATATTAATTTGTTGATAGCAGATGGTACTGCAAACCGTGATATAACTGGCCAAACTCTTTCTTCAGAAGTAAGAAGACATTTTAAATCTGTTTCACCAAAGACTAGTGTTAACATAATGGTTAATGATGCAAGTCAAGGACTTATTACTTTATCATTGACTAATGCACAAACTAGTTTATTAAAGAACGGTAAATATGTCTATGATGTAGAATTAACAACTACTGCTACAGGTGCAAAGGAAAGAGTTATAGAAGGTGTATTTACTGTTAAACCAGAGGTAACAGCATAATGCCAATAAAAGTAAACACTAATAACGGTAATCCAATTTTTACATCTTCACCATTGTTAACCACTAGTGTACCCGCTTCTGGTGGAGGTGGAAGTGGTGGCGGCGGTGGTTCAGCAGATTTTTTAGTGGATTTAAAAGATGTAAATAAAGCTGGATTGAACGATAACGATGTTTTAGTATACGATGCAGCAACAGGAAAGTTTGCTCCTATTGATGCTTCAATCATTAATGATAATGATGGTGGTGTATTCTAAAAAGTTTTTAGGGGTGGTTTTCATTTTACAATGACATGGAGTAGGTCGTGATTTTTATAGTATTATTGCAATGATTTTAATTGATTAAACCGAACAACAAATATTTAAGAGGAAATTTTAAATGGCTAATACTATTCAAATAAAACGATCCGCTGCTAATGCTGCTCCTGGCTCATTAGGAAAAGGTGAATTAGCATGGGTTGACCACGGTACAGGTGGTGCAGCTGGTATTCTCTACATCGGTGATATGACTGGTGCTGGTGCAGCTGTACGAAAAATCGGTGGCCCAGGCTGGGGTACAGAACTGTTGACAAACTCTGCATTGACAGGTGTTCCAACAGCTCCTACAGCATCACAGGGTACAGACACAACTCAGTTGGCAACAACAGAATTTGTTAATGATGCAGTAGCAGCTAGTACAAGTGCAATTGCAAATGCATCTGATACAACCATCTCAGCTCCTGCAGCTGGTCATGTACTGATTTATGATGGAACAGATTCTTGGGATAACAAACCTTTGTCTGGTGACGTTACTATTGATGCAGCTGGTGCTGTTACAGTAACAGGTGTTGCTGCTAACTCAATCGCATTGGGTGTAGACACAACTGGTAACTACGTTTCTACCATTACTGGTACAGCAAACGAAGTTGAAGTAACAGGTGGTGCTGGTTCTGAAGGTGCAGCAGTACAGATCGGACTTCCAAACAATGTAACAATCACAGGTAACTTGACAGTTAATGGTACAACCACAACTGTTGATTCAACTGTTGTAAGTATTGCTGATCCTATCTTTAGTATTGGACAAAATGCTTCGGACGATAACAAAGACCGTGGTATGGAATTCAAATACAATGATGGTTCTTCAAGAGTTGGTTTCTTTGGTTACGATGAAGATCAAGCAGAGTTCACAGGTTGGACAGCTGCTACAGCAACTAACGAAACCTATAATGGTACACGCATTAATGCTAACTTTGGTAATATTGCTGGTACATTGACAACCGCTTCTCAAACAAACATCACAGGTGTTGGTACGATTACAACTGGTGCATGGCAGGGTACAGTAGTTGGTACAGAGTTCGGTGGTACAGGACAGGACTTCTCTTCCTCTACAGGTGTTCTTTCTCTGAGTGGTGGAACGATGTCTGTTGCTTCTGAAATGCCTGTTGCCCTCGGTGGTACTGGTGTTCAGTCTCTTGCAACTGGTGCTATTCTCTTGGGTGCTGGTACAGCTGACATGACTGCATTGACAGTTGGTTCTGATGGACAACATCTGACAATGGTTTCTGGAGCTCCTGCATGGAGTGACGCAGTTGATGGTGGTACATTCTAAGGTTTGTTTTAACTTAGAAGCAACATAGTAGATTCACCGAAGGGGGATTGAGGCCTTGTCCTCAGTTCCCCTTTACTTTTTTCAGGAGTTATACATATAAGGTAGGTATAAAAATGCAATTAGACCAAACCGCTGACCTAATTGAAAAGTTAGGAGTTCCGATTGTTGGTTTGTTATTGATTGGGTGGGGTTTTTGGAAAATTGTAAAATGGCTTCAAGATTCACTTACAGGAAAGATTGGGTATCAAACAGATATAATAATTCAACTTATAGATCGCATTCGTGTTTTACAAACTGATATCTTAAAATTGGATACAATGGTACGCACTAAGTTTGGATTAGAAGTCGATGAGAAACGTATTGAAAGAGCAGACGAACCAAGAAGAAGAACAAGAAACAAATAACAACTTAATAATTCTATATAGGAGTTTATGAAATGACAGAAGAAGAAGGATTTGTTGAAGCAGAACAAGAAACAGAAAAACCAAAAAAGAAAACGAAAAAAACACCACTTGCTCAACCAGCACCTGTTGATCCAGAGGTAACAGTTGAACAAGTTCAAAGTCAACTTAACTACGCTCAGAAAATTATTAATATTCTTCAAGCTAAAGTTAATGATGCAAATGGTATTATTGTTCAACTAGAAGCAAGAGCCCAGATTGCAGAGGAAGATAAACAAAATATATTGAAGCAAGTAGAAGTAATGGGAATAACCCCGCAATAAAAAGAGGATAATAGTATGGCAGCCGTAACTACAAGACAAGGTTTAATAGATTATTGTTTAAGACGATTAGGACAGCCTGTTGTAGAAATTAATGTAGATGAGGATCAACTTGAAGAAAGAGTTGATGACGCATTGGAATATTTTCAAGAATATCATTTTGATGGTGTAGAGAAAGTATTTACAAAACACGTTATCACAGCAAACGATATAACTAATGAGTATATCCCCGCTGCTGATCCTGTTATTAGTGTTGTCAGAGTATTACCTATTCCTAGTTTTGATTCATTTCAAGGTGGTTTCTTCAATGAAGAGTATCAGCTTAGGTTGAATGACTTAAATAATTTTTCTGGTACTTCTTTGATACAATGGGAAATGACACAACAAAACTTTTCATTGGTTGAAGAATTATTTTCTATTGCACCAACAATGTTGTTTAATAGAAAACAAAATAGAGTTTATTTAGAAACTGATTGGAATGATAAATTTAGTGCTGGTGATATTTTAATCATTGAGGCATATCAAGCATTAAACCCTGCGACATATCCCGAAGTTTATAACGATATGTTTTTGAAAAAATATACGACTGCTTTAATCAAAAGACAATGGGGTGAGAACTTGAAAAAGTTTGCAGGGGTTGTATTGCCTGGCGGTATCACACTTGATGGTAAAACAATTTATGATGAAGCTGTTGAAGAAATAAGACTTATTGAAGAAGAAACTAGTCTTAAATACGAATTACCAGCAGACGGATATGTAGGTTAATATGGCAACCAACAATTATTTTAAGAATTTAAATTCTTTTCCACAACAAGAATTACTCAATGATTTAACAAGAGAAGTAATTCAAATGGCAGGTGTTGATGTTTTATATTTAGCAAGAACGTCTGTTAAGGTGGATGATGTACTTAACGAAGATGTTTTATCTAGGTTTGAGTCAGCTGTTGAAATCGAAATGTATGTAAACACTCCCGAAGGTTTTGAAGGTGCTGGAGATGTTGCAACAAAGTTCGGTCTTGATGTTCAAGATGAACTAAACATGATAGTAAACAAAGAACGATTCTTTAAAGAAACAGCCTTGTCAAATCCGAGGGAAGGTGACTTAATATACTTTCCTGTTGACAGAAATTTATTTGAAATTAAATTTGTTGAAGACGAAAAACCTTTTTATCCATTAGGCAAAGGTACTGTTTTTGAATTGACTTGTGAGAAATTTATCTTTAGTGAGGAAGAGTTTGCATTGCCAGAAGGTACTGCAACAGCTGAAATCTTTGATGCGTATGAAAAAGGTCATGCTATTGATATAGAATTAAGACTTGCAGTAGGTGGTATTGACTATAAAGTTGATGAACAAGTTTTTCAAGGTGCAAGCTTATTGAACGCTACAGCATCTGCAACCGTTGGTGGTGGAAGTGCTACAAATACTGGTGATATATTAAGACTTTATAATGTGGTTGGTGATTTTGTTGCTGGCGAAAATCTTCAAGGTGTTAAATCTTCTGCAATAAGAAATGTTATAGAAGTTGACGATCAAAATATGGAAGCATCTGAATATTCAGATAATAAGATTTACGAAACAGACGGAGATAATATTTTAGATTTTAGTGAGATTGATCCGTGGAGTGAGGGAGACTTATAATGTTTGGAAGATACTTTTACAATAAAAATATAAGAAATATAATTGTTTTGTTCGGTACAGTATTTAATGATATTACCATAAAAAGAACTGCTACAGATGGTACAGTTAAAAAACAATTTAAAGTTCCTATTGCATACGGCCCTGCTGAAAAATACTTAACCATTTTAGAACAAGGTCAACTTAATCGTGATACTAAAAAGTCAACATTGACTTTGCCAAGAATGTCATTTGAAATTGCAACAATGACATATGATTCAACTAGAAAATTACAAACGAAAAAAAGAATGAGAGAGGCAAAACCTCTAGGAACTATTGATAGTGTTAATCTTACAAGTGGTGGTAGTGGTTATACCACTGCACCTACAGTTGTGTTTCAGTCTCCATCTGGTACAGTTGCACCAACAGCTACAGCAGTTCTTGGTACAGAAATAAATGCAGATAAAGTTGTTAGTGTTACACTTGATACGCCAGGAACAGGATATCAAACAAGACCTAATGTTTCTTTTACAGGTGGTGGTGGTTCTGGAGCGACAGCAACAGCAAACTTGGATGCAAACACAACCACAGTAGTAACTGGTTTTACGCCCGTTCCATATAACTTTGATATTGATTTATCTATCATGGTTAAGAATAGTGATGATGGAGCTCAGATACTAGAACAGATTTTACCATACTTTACACCAGAGTATCATGTTACACTAAATGAAATGGCAACACTTGGAGTTAAGAGAGATATACCCATTGTATTAACTGCAATGAATACGGAAGATAGTTATGAAGGTGATTTTATTACAAGACGAGCATTAATTCATACCTTATCATTTACAGTACAAGGTCATATTTACGGGCCATCACAGGATCAAGGTATTATTCGTGAAGTTGATACGAATGTTGGTGCAAATTTTAATAATAGAATAGACTCAAATATTGATGTAAGACCAGACCCAATTACAGCTGACCCTGATGATGATTTTGGTTTTACAACTACTACAACAATTTTTGAATAATTTATGAAGAAAGATACAATAAAAAAATTAAATGATGTTTTAGAAATTGCTGATGACATTATTGATATTGATGTACCAGAAGAAAAACAAGAACTAAAACCGAAGGTTGGTGGTGATGACTTAACAAGTGATTATCAATTTTCAAGAGATCAATATCAAACATTGATTGAAAAAGGTAATGATGCTCTTGAAGAACTCTTAGCTATTGCAAAAGAGGGTGAACAACCTAGAGCATTTGAAGTTGCGACTCAATTGATAAATTCGTTAACAGCAACAACTAAAGAACTTTTAGTTCTACAAAAAACTAAAAAAGAAGTTGAAGATAAAAAGGCTCCAGTAAAGAACGAAAATAATTTGTTCGTTGGAAGTACTAAGGAACTTCAAGAACTTCTTGAGATGAAAAAGAAAAAGTAATATGCCAGAATCATATTTAGGAAATAATTTACTTAAAGGCTTAGGTGTCTCACATAAGTTTACTAAAAAAGAAATTGAAGAATATATTAAGTGTGCTAATGATCCAATTTATTTTTTAGAAACTTATGTGAAGATTGTTCACGTTGATGAAGGTCTAGTAAATTTTAAGATGTATGATTATCAAAAAAAGTTAGTTGAAGCAATAACTGATAATAGAAATGTAATTGTAAAAACGGGTAGACAGGTTGGTAAGACCACAACTACTATCGGTTGGATGTTACATTATGTTCTTTTTAATAAAGATAAGATTGTAGGAATATTAGCTAATAAAGCTATTACTGCAAGAGAAATATTGGGAAGAATTCAAACATCATATCAACATCTTCCAAAGTTTCTTCAACAAGGTTTGAGAGAATGGAACAAAGGTTCTTTAGAACTGGAAAATGGAAGTAAGATTATTGCTTCATCAACATCATCATCTGCAATTCGTGGATTTTCTTTTTCTTGTATTTTACTTGATGAATTTGCACACGTTCAGAGACATATTGCGGCAGAGTTTATAAAATCAGTATATCCTACAATTTCATCTGGTAAAGAAACCAAAGTTATTATAGTATCCACACCTAACGGTTTCAATCTCTTTTACAAATTCTGGAATGATGCAGAGAATGGAAACAATGCCTTTTTTCCATTCAAGGTGCATTGGTCTAATGTTCCTGGCCGTGATAAAGAGTGGAGAAAAAAAATTATCAGTACTATTGGGGAAGAGGCTTTCGACCAAGAGTATGAAGCAGATTTTCTAGGTTCAAGTAATACGCTAGTAACTACGGCTAGATTACAAGAAATGTCGTTTAATTCTCCCCTGTATTCTAAGAATAGTTTAGATGTATTTCAAGAGCCAGTTCCAAATGCGTCATATGCCATTACAGTAGACGTTGCAAGGGGTCAAGGACAGGATTTTTCTGCCTTTAGTGTGTTTGATACCACAGAAATACCCTATAAAGTCGTGGCAAAGTACAAAAATAACCTTATTGCACCCCTGCAGTTTCCCAATATTATAAATATAGTTGGAAAGAGATATAATGATGCTTATATTTTGGTAGAGATAAATGATATTGGTTCACAGGTTGCAGATGTTTTATATCACGATTTAGAGTATGAAAATTTATATTCTACATCATGGTATGGTAGACATGGACAACAACTAAGTGGTGGTGTAAAGAAGGATTCTGTCTTTGGGGTTAGAACAACCAAAGCTATGAAAAAGATAGGTTGTTCAAATTTAAAATCCTTAATAGAAGAAGATAAACTTCTTATACCTGATTACGACATGATTTCTGAACTGACTACGTTTGTTTCTTCTGGTGATTCCTATGCAGCCGATGATGGTGCTAATGACGATTTAGCAATGACATTGGTTTTGTTTGCGTGGTTAGTAGATCAACAATATTTTAAAGACTTAATGAGTCAAAACATAAGAGAGAGTTTATATAAAAATCAATTACAAAATATTGAAGATTTTACAGTACCATTTGGACATATAGATAATGGATTAAAACAGAGAGAAACCGAAGTCGATGCTGATGGTACAGTATGGGAAACGATTTCTTAGAATAATTAAATTATGCAATTGATGAAAATATATTAATATAAAAAATGTAATTAATTGTAAAGGAGAAAACAAATGCCATTTCAAGTCAGCCCAGGCATCGTAGTTACAGAAAGAGATTTAACTACGGTAGTACCTAATGTTGCTACGAGTATTGGTGCTATTGGTGGAAGTTTCCAATGGGGCCCAGTTCTGGAGAGACAGACCGTAACAACCGAAAATGATTTAGTAAGAATATTTGGTGAACCAAAAGACGAAAACGGAACAGCAATGGTTGTAGAATCATTTCATGTTGCCGCAAATTATCTCGCATACAC